AGTGCTGTGTCTCCACGGAATGTGATGATGGTGCCTTGCTTGTTCTTTACGTTTACAACGTAGTTCTTCTCGGTCATTACTTTGCTTCTTTCTTGGTTGCTGGTTTCTTAATTGGTGCCTTTTTAACTGCTGTCTTTTTTGCTGGTGTTGCGGCTTTGCGTAGTATCGCATTATCAATCGCCAATAAAGCGCGGTCATCATGCAAATTTTTAATAATGTCTTGTAATTCAGTAACTCTTTCGTTGTGCTTTTTCTTTGACACAAACATTATTGCTCCTTTTGTTGTGAAATTGCGTAGAGTGGATCTACAAAATGTGCATACTCTCCACCATAAGCATGGCAGTAGTCCTTGACAAAGCATCCCTTGCACATCATGCCTAGGTTAGGCAAGAATACTTTGTTTTGTACTGACACTTCAAACTGTTTAAACAGTTCAGTGAACAGTGGGTGAGTCCAGTTATCCATGTTGCTTGCTGGAACCATGACTCCATCACGGGCATTGTAGTAGAACCCTTGAGATGGACGTACACCAAACTGTTGTTCAATACTGGAAGCATACAAACCTAACTGCATTGAACTGCTTGGCATGTTTGCTCCAGTCTTGAAGTCAACCACTACCAGTTCACCATCAGGTGTTACTGCTACGAGGTCAACGAAAGCCTTGATGAGAACATCACCATACATCGTGTTGAATCCAAGTTCAATTCCTGGGATCCCTTCAGGTGTATGCCACACTGACCAGCCAGAGTTGGTCCACATTTGGATAAATGTTTCCAACATCTCTGGGCCTTTCTCAGCCCACCAGTCACCGTTCTCTTTATCGGGCCATGCTTTGCTGGCACGACCAGAGGCTTTCCAATCTACAGGATTGGTACCGTGGCGTTCTTGCTCTTCCCCGATACACTCGTTGAAGGCTTCAAGCCATAGTTGTTGTACTTTCACTTCTTGTCCAAGTTCTTAAATTCTGTATCCCAGTCTGGTTCTTCGATCATGTCCAGAAGGTGATGGATTGCTTCATGTTCTCGGTCTGCTTTACGATTGTTGATGATTGTACGTAGTGAATCGTAGGCAATGATTGTTGCTACTGAAATTACTGGGTTGAGTAGCAGGATTGTTGCGTTGCTCATTTACTGAGTCCTTTCAGGTATCGTTCTACTGCGAGGTGGAAGGCTGACCCTCCGACAAAGTACCATGCTGCTTCGGTGGGTACTTTAAGTTCACGTTCTAGTTGCCAAGCCTTACCGCACTTGACCCAGGAAGTGAATGATGAGAAGGATCTGTGTCCTACTACTGGTGTTGGTTCTGTTTCCATGAAGATTAATGTACACACACTGAACACACAATGCAAATTGTTTATTTTGCAGGCGTGTCGCGCCGTGATTTGACAGCATCCTTGAGGTCGTGAGTATAATTCGAGCGAAGCGAGAGAAACAATGAACAACCCGTTTGGCCTAAGCCAACGGGCTAACAGTACAGAAAGTGTAGGAGTTTAGTGTGCTTAAATTTAATACCTACTCCTTGACACCACAAGAGGAGGGAATCGCTGCTCGTGTAGGTTACGAACGACAGTTGCCTTATCTCGGAAAACCAGAAATGAATCGTAACTATTCCGAAGGTGACATTTGGGAAATGTGGCAACATGCTATTGCTGCTGGTTCAGAACTTGCCTTTGCTAGAATGTGTGGACTAGATGACTTCGTGCCCCATGTAAACAAATGGAAAACACAAGAGGACGTTCCAGGATTTGAGGTAAGGTATTCTTTTAAGGCTACTGGAATCAGGCTGTCCGAATGGGATGCTGAGGACGCTATCTATGTTCTTCTTATTGGTGGTCCACAAAACAAGACACGCAGGGTTAAGGAAGACAACTGGTTGTCACCACCATATGTTGCTGTTGGCTGGGCATCAGGCATAGAGATAAAAGAACGTGGCGATCACAATGGCAAATCGTGGCATTTAAACATAGATAAAATAAACAAACTAGAATAACTCCAGGAATGACAAAAAGACCCCGCCAGTACCTGAGTACCAACGGGGTCTAAACTTGTCTTACAGTGGCTCTGAGAGCCTCCTAGGGCTATCCTATGGCGGCCTTGAACTCACGGGTTCCAATGACCATAGGCTTAGTTCCATCATGCCAGATTTGTACGCCTATTGGTGTACCCTTCTTGCCAATGATGAACCATGTATGGCTAAAGATGTGACCTGCAGCCAGACTAAACGATGTTGAGCCAGTGAAATCAGCCACACCCTTAGGGTCACGAATGAAACGGACCTGAACAGTCTTGGCTCCGCCAGCATCGTTCACATTAAAATACGTACCCAAATGAGCAAGTCCATTAACCGTAGGATTAATGACAGTGCCATTAGCACCAAACGTCAAAAGAGTCCACGTCTTAGCAGGGATACTTTCAGGGTCAGCCTTAATTGCTGGGTCCCCTTCTTTCCAAGAAACATACTGGGTCATACATCTAACCATTTCTGTGGGTTCACAGAACCATAAGCGTTCCATGAAGATTTCTTTTGCACCTCAACGTGCAAGTGTGGACCAGTAACGTGACCAGTAGCACCAGACCAACCAATGATCTGACCCTTCTTAACACGCTGACCAGCGGCTACCTTAATTTTCGATAAATGCATGTACCCCATCCATAGCCCTGGCGTACCATCAGCAAAATGGTCATGGTCAATAACAACATGGTTACCGAAGGCAGGACCCCAATGGTAGGCAGTGATAACGCCATCATTACAAGCGAACACAGGAGTGCCAACAGGGACACCGAAGTCCACACCCTTGTGCATACCTGATGGGTACAGGGAAGACTTGACACCATAGCCTTGAGTTACCTTAAACTTTTTATCAACTGGCTTCATTAGTGGCCAGCAACTTCCTCAACGGGAACAGTTTCGTTAGCAAGACTAGGGCCGTGAGGACCAAACGATGCTGACGCTAGTGAAGTCATTACTGAAATGATTGCTGCACTGCCAGAAACCTTAAGAGCATCAATGCTTGAAGCCTGGAATACACCCATAGCATCGGCACTTACAGTTGCCACGAAAGTTTGTGCGAAAGTTTTGAGAGCACGTTCTGCTAAAGCCTTCAAAAAGTTTTTTGTATTTTTATTCATATGTGTTTTCCCTTATGTGTTGTTCGTACTCACCCTTGAGTTGGGATAATTCTCTACCTAAAGAATCTAACTTGGAATCCATTTTGTTTACAGTTTCCGAAATGCGATTGACCGCTTCACGCAAACCGCCACCATTAGGACCAAACTGGGACTCAATACGGTCCAGTCTGTCTTCCATTCTCACCGACCTAATCTGCGTATCGTGCTGGTGACTTTCTATTCTTCGCCAAATCCCCCACACTGCTGCAACAGCACCAACAATGTACGGAAGGATTGGTAACAATTCTCTCATAAAACCTGAAGGCATTAGATTGTCCTCACCTGCACGTAAACAATTCCACCAAAACCCTTGAAGCGTTTATCAGGTGGAGACTCACGGTCGAATGTGACCTTCTCAATTAAACCTTGAACCACTTCACCAGTAGTAAAGTCCTGCAAAGAAATAATATTACCGACAGAATCAATAGTTTCTAGCGCATTAATACGATCCCAAGCGCGACCTTCATAACCAGACTGTACATTGTAACGGTCCATTTCAAAGTCGTAACACATTAAAGGAACATTAATAGTACGAGTGCGCTTGTTAGCGGGCAATGCTTTAACCTGATAACCAATGACACCTGGGCCAGTAGTCTTATCTGTAGAGTCACGGTTCAAAGTAAAACGGAAAGCCAGTTGTTCTTGAGAAGAAGCAACGTTCGTGGTAAAATCTTGATCTGCAGAATTGGCCGAGTTTACAGTAAAGATACTCGAAACAGTTCCATCTTTAACAATCGAAGAAATTGTTATTGTTCCAGCAAAAGGTTCTTGAACTCGCATCTTAATAAGTTTAAAATGCTTTTTCTCCATAGTGTTATAGCGAATAGCACCAGTATCAAAATAGCCACTTGCAACTTTTCTACTCGGATGTTCAAAGTAAAGACCAGAACCACTGATAACAAAAGCAGTACGACCAGTTTCACCAATCGGCGCAACACCAGCAGTATCTCCAGTAACAGGAACAGAAAGATCATATGTCCACGCAAACTTACCATCAGATAATTGTTGTGATAAGTCAATACGAATCAACCCACTGTAACCATCAATTTCATTAGTGACTGTAGCCCAAGCAAAACGATCACGGAAAGCAAACTTAGTGACATGGTTATTTGTAGTTTGCTTATATGTCAATGGACCATACGTAATGTATCCACCACCATACAGTGAGTTGTCAATCGTGCCGACACGAACACCCTTGTTAGTTCCAATGAGAACAAACTTACCTAGGTAAACACCAATGCTAGTGACATGTTCATCGTCAGGAAAATCTGCTGCAGTAACAGCATTAGTTAAACTAATTGCTTGCCCGATTCCAGAACCAGTTGAAGCCAAATCAAGTTTAATAATTGAACTGTTTAAACCAGCATATCCAGAAGCATAGATAGCAGTGCTACCTTCAGCAATACCAGTCCATGCCCAGCCAGGACTTTTGTTCACATAGTTCGCTGTCGAAGGAAGCGAGTAAGGAAACGATGTTCCAGCAGGAACAAGTTCATACAATGATTGGTCAATGCCTGCAATTAAACGTTGTTTAACCCAGCCAATAGTTACATTCGTTGCACTGAAAGTATAAATTTGTGTTCCAGTACCAGTGCCATCAAGCAAGCCACGATAAATACCTGAACCTGTAGCAACATAATAGTAGTAACCATCATTGGTCATGGATAGAATGTTTGCAGTATGTGTTCCAGATCCCCAATAATTAATTGTGGAAGAGTGTCCATCAACGTATGCTGAACCACCAGAAACATAAGTTCCAGTAGCCGCATTAGTTACAGTAAACTGTGAACCAGTTGCCGAAGCAATAGTAACTTCAGTCAAATTGTATGCAACAGGATTAACCCCAGTAATTGTAACAATGTCGCCAGCACTAAAACTATTAGTGCAAGTAAATGTTACAGTTCCAGAACTTGCAGTAACATTAGTAATTGTTGCTGCTGATAGCGGACCAACACGATACAAGTTACTGTTACTGTAAGCCAAGACACATGAGGCACCATTGTTATCAATGACTCCCATGACATCAACACTGCCAGATAATGTTTTAACCTGCGTGGCATCATTAAGTAAAGTGATTTGTCCAGGAGTCCAAGGATCCAAGCCAACACTTTTCTTCATACGGTAAATAACATCTTGCCCTTGAAGTGGTTCAAGAAAGTTAATGCCAGAACCGAGATGCCATGAACCTTGTGAACGTAGCCACCAACCTTCAAAGGTTTGTTCACCTGGCTGTTGTGTCATGTCTAACTGTGTACGATGATACGTTGCAGTTTCTCGGTGGTAAGGGTATTTGTTTGATGCAGCCAAGTAGTATGGCTGGTCATTAATAGCAACGTCATACGTTGTATTTTTGTCTTGATACGTTTGGTTAACTGTAGCGGGTAAACCAATCGGATCAATCACACCATCTGTAATTGATTCTGTAGCCACTAGTTATCCTTATGCTATGCGGTGAGCAACCCAAGTTGCTGTACCTGTTTTGCGTAATCTAAATAATCCACTAGTGAGCGTCCCAACAGTGTTGTATCCAACGATTGTTACACCTGTTGCTGCTCCTAAAATAATGTAGCCAGTTCCAGAGTTTGAGTTAATAACACTAAAATCAAAAGCATCATTGGTTATTGCATCTGGAAAAGTTGAATCAAGCAAAGTTCCAGTTGGCATTGTCCAAGTAAAATCACTTGTAGCACTTCCAGTGTAACGCATAATACGTGTACCAATGGTTGCTAAAATACCTGCAGTGGTACCACCACCAAGAGTCTGATTGGAGTTAGTGGTTGAGTAGTATGCTCCTTGATAAACCCAAGCATCATCAAGTTTCTTATTAGACAAACGTTCCTTGCCAGCCAAAGTTGCAAAATCATTATCAGACAATGCAGTGTTAAACTGTGCAGTTGTACCAGTAATTTTAGTGGCAACAATCGCGGCACTAGCATTAATATCAGTATCAGTAATAG